TAATGCTCTTGGAGCATATGCCAATAGTTTCGACCATAATCAACCACGTGGTGGAACGACTTATGCAGTAACAACTAACGGGTCAACATCGGCAGTAGTTGACATATATTTATGGGAACAATTATTTATACCACCATTCAAACACCACAGTTCGACAGATATGGGACTTACTAACTTTAGTACCGCTGATATAACTGTCATTTATGGGCCTAATCTTGACCGTTGCTGGGCTCATGCTGTTGGGTCACCAACAATCACCGGTTACCCAACAGTAACATGGACCACTGATCCGGCTTTATACATATCATATTTCACGAATAGAAGCGATTACATCCCGAAACCAATGAGATACAAATGTGATCAATATGGTTTATACAAAACGGGATATTCAAGTTCTGCCGCACCTGATGCACAAATTAATTTGGCTAGTAATTCATTCCAATTTTCAGTTATACCTAATAGAGTTTATATATGGGTCGGTAAAACTGATTCTAATAAACATATGACTGATACTGATACTTTCTTTAGAATTGAATCTATTAATTTGTCATTCGGTAATGTTACTGGTATTCTTTCTAGTGCTGACACTCACGCCCTTTATATGTTAAGTGCTAAAAATGGCCTTCAAGATTCATTCCCCGAATGGTACGGTAAATTACCAACAATGACCGCTAATGCTTATACTGGTGGAGTTGGTAGTGTGTTATGTTTGGAGTTCGGAAGTGATATACCAATGATTGAGGGATTCTATCCGGGCCAAGCTGGCAGCTATAATTTCCAAATATCGAATTTAGTCGCTAGAAACGTTAATCAATCAGTCACACACACAGATATCACACTATATGTGATGACTCAAACCGACTCATATCTAACTTGCGGCGATACTGTTACCCGCACATCTGGTGTTATTCCGACGAGTGATATGACATATAGCGATTACAATATGATCGCTGAGTATTATGGTGGGTCACTTAAAGACAAAATTACGAAATTGCTACCGTATATTACTAAAATTAATGATTACCTCAAGGATACTAAAGTGATCAGTAATGTAGCATCTCAAGTCCCACACCCAATAGCTCAATCAATCGCTAATGTGGCAAAACAGGCCGGATATGGTGAAGGTGCCGGGCTTGAATCCGCTGGGATGTTGGCCGGCAAATTGATGACCAACGCAGAAATCAAAAAGAGAGTAAGGAAACTCCGGTAAATATATTTTGTTGTGTGTTATACTTTTTATAAAATTTAATAAAGTCGTAATATTATGACTTTATTAAATATTTTAGTAATTAGATGTCTTTTTCTTTTGGAACATTAAACGAATAGAAACAGTTTGATTTGGTGGATATGAAAGTGCCAAACTTTCTTTAGATGTTGATGTTGTGTAATACAATTTGAAATATATATCATTTAATTGTATTGGTGATGTAATATCACGCCATTTATACGGAAATGGTGGGTTATATACCAATTGTTGATGAAATTTATCTAATGTAACATCAACCGGTTGTATTTCCGCTAAAACTGTATTTACATTACCTTGATTTGTGTATTGTTTTTGTATTGGTAAATTAGATATGACTTGAATACTTGTAAAATCATTCATGGTAGAAAATGATGGCCATTGTTGTGAATTAGTAATAACACCCGATAGTGTATTATCACCATTATTATGAAATAGAATCCTAAAATCTTGACCAAAATTTATATTTTCTGGTGGTGTTAATGGTATAGGGATTGGAGTGGGTATTTCATCACTATGTATTCCGGTCGTAAAATTATCTAATCCTGATACTTTTTCAAATAAGCTAACATTGAAGTACATATTAAAAACTCCACCTCTGCTGCCGTCGTCTAGATCCACATCATCCTCGAATAAAGATTGACTTGCACTTATTGTTAATCTCTCTGTTAATTTATTGTATAACATAAACGGCATGCCTGTGAATATTGGAGTAGGTCCACCCACATAATTCGGAAGATGTATTCCCGCTGTAGCCACATAATTGGCATCACATGCCAAAAATGCCTCATATATAGTATCATTAAGCATTTCCATATATTGCGTTATCTGATATATTTTATTTGAATCATTTCTGTCACGACTAACTAATGATACTAAAGCTTGCCCAATAGCTAAGCGTGTTGATGTTGATGAATCATAATAATCAATTGTAATAGCCTCTTTGTATTCTTGAAATGTAAAAATAGGAATATCAAATGTGGGAATTGACATAAAAGTTATAGCGACTTGGTATTCATCTTCGCTATTAGGTAAAAACCGCCTATCAAGTGTATCAACCACAATACACGGTGCGTTACTCAATGTATTATTTTGGTTGCTGAAAGCATACTCATACTTATCAAATGTCTTCATATATATTATTAAGTTATATTTTATTTTTAATGTTCATTATATAACTTCACGATTAATTTATCTTTCAATTTTATAGGTTTAAATATATCATAAAACTCCTCATTCGTTAAATGGGAATATAATAACCTCATAGTACACCAATGGCCACATACTTGTGATGAATCTTTTTGATATCTGTGTTGGTTATATTCAATTGGCTCACCATACGAATACAATAACATATTTAAGTATGTAAAATCATGATTGGGTGAATCATAATCTTTTTTTTTATGTTTTAATGCTTCGTCTGGTACTTTTCCTGTTGAATCAAAAAAATTTAATGTGCCATGCCTATCTTTAAACAAACAACAAAAATGTCCAATTCTCGCTAATTGATATAATATCAACGTTTTAGGTAAAAATTCATCAATATTCTTCACTCCTGTTATATCTTGATAAAACAAAAACTTACAACCTGTCTTCTTCATAACATCGATATTGCTTAATGCTTTAACCATATATAATATATGTAGATTTAAAACATCTCACAACCTATCATATATACCTCATGTTGTGAGATTGCATATTGTGGGGCAATACGTCTCAATGATACCCATCTTGACGGCAATGTATATACATACTCAATACTCTTCTGATTCATCCCCAAATATTTATGCATCACATAAGTAGCATTATATTTAGATGTATATTGTGGAAATATCACAAGTTCAGTCATTTGTGATAATATACATTTAGTTCGTTGGTGCATTGTCATTTCTTGATTTAAGAAAGCTATTGAAATATTTTCATGTCGACCATTTTTACATATATCATTAATTAGGCTGTATACATACTTTATTACTTTTGGGCTAACTGTGGAGTCCTCTATATCATCAAAAATACATAAACTATCACGTAATGTTTCCAATAAGATGGGTTCAGTGATTTCGCTAATCATTATTTTAGTATATATATCTTCTTGTAGTGATGGGTCTGAGGGGTTTCTGGTAAAATAAAATATTGTTCGATCAAATATTTTTTTAAAACTTTTGGCGTATTGATTCACATAATATGTTTTCCCCGATCTCGGGGGACCCGATATGAACAATATATTATGCATTTCGAGTGGTATTGGGATGATTTCATTATCAGTGCGGTATCGCACTTCAACTGGTAATTTTTTATCACATGAGTTTTTTATGTGATATAGAAATGAATCTTTCTTCGATATTGATTTTCCACACCTTGGACATTTAAAATTTCTTGAATTTTTTTTTATGGGTTTAATAGAATCATCAGTCTCTAATAAATATATAATTGTCTTTTCCTTTTTGACTCTCGCTATGGGTTGCGCATGTGTCGAATCTTTTATTACAATACTCATAATATATTATATATGCATATAATATATTATAACAAATGTCAAAAGAAATCAAGTTGTATTATGGTATAGATGAACACCTACCTAAGAACACACGAAGGGCTAATATGAAAGAAGCCGCCGATGCTCGACAGGTAAGATATTATGGCAAAATGAAAATAGATCCTAAATTACTAAAAGTAGCACAGGCTAAAAAGAAAGGTATGACGATTCAACAAATACAAAAAAAACTACTTGTTATGAATGCTCAATTAAAAAATATTAAAGCTCAATATGATGAAAACCCAAGCGAAAAGCTTAAGGAAAAAGGGGAAAAGTTGGTCGCTAAATTTAACCAACTCGTGAAGACAAAGAAAGCATTACAAGAAGATATTAAAC